ACGCTCACGATCCCCACGGTCGCTGGCACCTACATCTACTCCATGACCGGCATCGGCCAGAAGTTCCAGGTCATGGACGCCATCAACACGACCGCCAACGTCGGGATGCAGAACATCTCCTTCGTGGAGATGAACCGCTATCAAAACTTCACGACCCCGATTTCCGGTATCCCCAACGCCTACGCCTTTGACGGCGTGGACGGCAACGGTGACACCAAGGTCGTGCTCTACGCCCGGCCGGACAACGTCTACAACATCCAGTTCTCGCTGACGGTCCCCCAGGCCACGCTGTCGTCTGACAGCACCTCTGTTCTGGTGCCTGATGTGCTGGTGGTGCAAAACGCCTACGCCAGGGCGCTAGTCGAGCGTGGCGAGGACGGGGGGATGTCCTCCTCTGAGGCATATGCCCTGTATCGCTCCATGCTGGCGGATTACATCGCTCTGGAGAGCACCCGGTATCCCGAGGCCCAGGAGTTCGTGGCTGTATGAGCGAGGTGCTGCAAATTGCCAGCGTCTCAGCTCCGGGCTTTTTCGGGCTGAATACGCAAGACTCGCCGCTAGATCTAGCGTCGGGCTTTGCTCTGGTCGCCACCAACTGCGTCATCGACCAGTACGGCCGCGTGGGCGCTCGTAAGGGCTGGACCAAGGTCAACAGCTCGTCAGGCAACCTCGGCGCGAACAACGTCGGGGTGATTCACGAGCTACTGCAGGCTGACGGGACGCTTACCATCCTGTTCGCCGGCAACAACAAGATCTTCAAGCTCGACAGCTCCAACGCGGTGGTCGAGCTGACCTACGGGGGTGGGGGTACGGCCCCCACGATCTCGGCCAGCAACTGGTCGTGCGCCTCGCTCAACGGCATCACGTACTTCTTCCAAGCCGGCCACGATCCGCTGATCTACGATCCGGCCGTCAGCACCACGACCTACCGGCGCGTGACTGAGAAGACGGGCTATACGGCCACGGTCCCCAATGCGGACATTGTGATCTCAGCGTATGGTCGCCTCTGGGCGGCCAACACTTCGACCAACAAGTCGACGGTCTATTTCTCCGATCTGCTGGCCGGCCACGTCTGGTCAACCGGCACCGCTGGCTCACTCGATGTCAGCAAGATCTGGCCCAACGGCCCGGATGAGGTTCAGGGCCTGGCGGCGCACAACAACTTCCTGATCATCTTCGGCAAGACGCAGATCCTGGTCTACTCTAACGCTACAACGCCGGCGAGCATCGTCCTGCAGGACACGGTGGGCGGCATCGGATGCATTGCCCGCGATTCGATCCAGACGACGGGCAAGGACGTGCTGTTCCTGTCCAACTCCGGCATCCGGTCTTTTGCCCGCACTATCATCGAGAAGTCCGCGCCGCTGGGCGATCTGTCCAAGAACGTCCGCAACGATCTGGCGGAGATCTTGGCCGGCGAGACGTTTGCCAACATCAAATCGGTCTATTCGGAGAAAGAAGCCTTCTATCTGCTGACGCTGCCATCGGTCAAAGAGGTCTACTGTTTTGACACCCGGGGGCAGCTGCAGGACGGATCTTTCCGCGTCACGACGTGGGACTTGATTGAACCGACGGCGCTGCTCTCACGTCGCAACGGCGATGTGCTCATCGGCAAGAACGGCTACATCGGCAAGTATTCGGGCTATCAAGACGACGGCAGCACCTATCGGTTCATGTACTACACGAACCATTCCGACCTGGGCAACGCCAACGTCACTTCGATCTTGAAGCGCCTGCGTGCAATCGTCATCGGCGGAACGAACCAGTTCGTCACGATGAAGTGGGGGTTTGACTTCATGTCGAACTACCAGTCGGCCAACGTCCAGATCCCCACGCAAGGCGTTGCAGAGTACGGCACGGCAGAATACGGCGCGAACGGATCGCCTTTGGCCCAGTACGCTGACGGCGTAGCGCTGCAGACGCTGTCTGTGCCGGCCAGCGGCAGCGGCAAGATTGTTCAAACGGGCTACGAGTCCGACATCAACGGCTCACTGCTATCAGTGCAGCGCATTGAAATCCAATACAAGGACGGGAAGCTGTCATGAGCAACTACACCAAGAGTACGAACTTCGCCACCAAGGACGCGCTGTCTTCGGGCAACCCGCTCAAGATCGTCAAGGGCACGGAGATTGACACCGAGTTCAACAACATCGCCACGGCGGTGGCCACCAAAGCAGATCTGGCTTCGCCTGCGCTGACCGGCACCCCGACGGCGCCCACCGCGATCTCGAGCACCAACACTACCCAGCTCGCCACGACGGCGTTCGTGCAGTCGGTGTTCCAAGCCATGTATCCTGTAGGATCCATCTACACCAACGCCACGAACAGCACCAACCCTGGCACGCTGTTGGGGTTTGGCACTTGGACCGCGTTTGGTGCCGGCCGCGTCATGGTCGGTTTTAACGCTAGCAACTCTCTGTTTGACGCGGCCGAAGAAACGGGCGGCAGCGCGGACGCCATTGTGGTGTCCCACACCCACTCAGCGACTGTTACTGACTCAGGCCATAGCCATACTTTTCTGGGCAACTCTACGGGCGGCGGCGGCACGTACTACGCTGCAACAGGCGGCTCTTTGTCCGCCAGCGGCCCAATTTCTGCCTCCGCGTCTATCGCTTCGGCAACAACGGGTGTTTCAGTCACCAACGCATCGACTGGCTCGTCTGGCACCAATGCCAACTACCAGCCGTACATCACCGTTTACATGTGGAAGCGGACGGCGTGAAGCGCATCATGTTTAAGCAGATGAACCGTAAAATCTGCATTACGCTCCAGGAGAGTTAAAATGATTGGCAAAATCCTCGCAGCAGGTGCTTCACTTTTTGGTGGAATATTGCAGGGCGACGCCGCCCGACGTGCCTCTGAAAACGCTGCTCGAGCGCAGGCTGCCGCCGCGCAAATCGCTGCTGAAGAGGCGCGGTTCCGTCCCGTAGGCATCACGACTCGCTTCGGCCAGTCGCAATTCCAGTATGGGCCCGACGGCCGTGTCGCCGGCGCGAGCTACAACCTGTCGCCCGAGGCGCGTGCAATGCAAGACCGCTTGTTCGCTCTGTCTCAGGGCGGGCTGACGCAGGCCGAGCAGGCTCAACAGATGTTCGCCCCGCTTAGCACGGGCGCGCAGGGTTTGTTTAGCCTTGGCCAACAGTACCTGGCGCAGTCGCCGGAGCAGGCCGCGCAGCAATACATGGATAGGCAGCAGGACCTGTTGGCCCCCAGCCGTGAGCGGCAGCTGGCCCAGCTCCAGAACACGCTGTTCCAGCAAGGCCGCAGCGGCCTGTCGGTCGGGGCCACCAGCGCTCGCCCGAGCGGCGCAGCCGGCCTGGGCGCCACGACCCCCGAAATGGAGGCGTACTACAACGCTCTGGCGCAGCAAGATGCCGCGCTGGCCGCCCAGGCCATGCAGGCCGGACAAGAGCAGACGCGCTTTGGCGCGGGGCTCTTGGGAACTGGCGGCAACCTGCTCACCCAAGGCTATCAGGGCCAAATCAACGCTCTTGCGCCGTTCCAGACCTATCTTGGCAGCGCAGCATCGCTGGAGGGGCAGGGTCAGAATGCACTGGATATAGGCTCCGCGCTGGGCGGGCGGATCGCCAACCCGACGGGCGCCAGCGCGTTGTACGGCGGCGGTATGGCAGCCGCTTCGACGATGGCCGCCGCCAACGCCTACAACCCGTTCGCCACTGCCCTCACGATGGCCAGCCGCAACCCGGCCCTTCAGGCCGGCATTGGACGTATGTTCTCGCCGTCAGCCCCGCCCGTCGGGTACGACACCAACTCTTACAGTGCTGGCGGTGAATTCGGACTTGGTGGCTATTAAACCGCCTGAACGCTTGGAGTTCTAATCATGGCAACTATGATTGAATCGCTGTTCGGGCTCACCCCCGAGATGTATCAAGAGCGACGTCAGGCGCTGGCGGATCAGCAGGCGCTCGAGTTCGCCAAGCTCACGCCCTTCCAGCAGGCTAACTTCGCCATCGGTCGCGGCGCATACCAGCTGGCTGGTGCTTTGGGCGGCGAAGACCCGCAACTCAAGATGGTCAGCGCGCGAAACGCCATCGCCCAGCAGATCAACTACAACGACCCGACCTCGATCTCCCAGGGCGTGGAAGCGCTGGCGCAGGCGGGCGACACAGTTGGAGCGATGCAGCTGGCCGAAGTCGCGCGTAAGCTTGAGAGCGAGCAAGCTCTGCAGTTCCAGCGCACCGCAGCCGGACGGGCCAGCCTGGCCGCCGCCGGCCGGGAGCGCCAACAAGCCACGCCGGAGAAGATTCGACTGGCGCAAGAGTTTGCGCTCCAGAAAGGCGAGCCGGGATCGCCTGAGTACACTGCCGAATACAACGCGCAGCTTACCCGCCTGACGACGACGGAGCGGCCCGAGGCGATGACGCCTGAGATGCGTAACGCCGCCGCGTTGGCCGCCCTCAAAGGCGCTCCGGGTTCGCCGGAGTACGCGACTGAGTACAACGCCCAGTTGACTCGGTTGACGACTCGGCCGGAAGGGCGCGGCGTTTCGGTCGGCACGGACCGTGAGGCGGTGTCGCTGGAGCTGTACAACAAGACGTTCTCCGACCTGACGCCTGCGGAGCGCGCAGCGGTCAACAAGCGCGTGGAGAGCGAGCAAGGCGCACGCGCGGCGGCCGGCGCACCCAAGTTCCCCGGCGATAAAGCGCTTGCGGACGTTCCTGGCTTCCGGGCTAGTGTGCAGCGCACCATTGACCCGCAACTCAAGGCGATCACCGCCGCCGACCAAGCCTTGCAGGCCATTAATGACTCGCTGGCTACGGGTAACTTCGCCGCCTACCGCGCGGCCCAGGTTCAGTTCGCCCGCGCCATTGCCGGCTCTGGCG